TGTCCCTCCTGTAGCTTCTCCTCCACCTGCCCCTGAGCCAGCTTGGTGGGAAAACCCATTAGCTAGAACAAAGAGTGCTTTGGGGAGTTTGTTTGACTAGTTTAGACATTAAGCTTCTCCCTTGGCAGCAAACTGTCTGGAGCGATAAGAGTCGTTTCAAGGTGGTGGCTGCTGGACGAAGGACAGGTAAGAGCCGCTTAGCTGCCTACTTGCTGTTGTTCAATGCGTTGCAAGCAGAGAAGGGACATGTGTTCTATGTTGCCCCTACACAGGGACAGGCAAGGGACATTATGTGGCAAACCCTGCTTGAGGTGGGACATGCTGTCATCTCAGGAAGCCATGTTAACAACTTACAGGTTAAGCTTGTTAACGGAGCCACCATCAGCTTGAAGGGTGCTGACAGACCAGAGACTATGCGAGGAGTGTCCTTGAAGTTTCTGGTGATGGACGAATATGCAGACATGAAGCCAGAGGTGTGGGAACAAATCTTACGTCCTGCTTTGGCTGACCAGAAGGGACATGCCTTGTTCATTGGAACACCAATGGGCAGAAATCACTTCTATGAGCTGTACCAGTATGGCTTAAAAGGAGATGATAGTACATTCAAGAGCTGGCATTTTACCAGCTATGACAACCCTCTCATTGACCCAGAAGAGATTGAGAGTGCTAAGAAGAACATGAGCAGCTTTGCCTTTAGGCAGGAGTTTATGGCTTCGTTTGAGGCACAGGGTGGAGAACTCTTCAAAGAAGAATGGGTACAGTTTGATGAAGAAGAACCTGAAGGTGACTACTTCATTGCCATTGACTTGGCTGGCTTTGCAGACGAGAGCAAGGGAAGCAAGAGCAAGAAACTGGATGACAGTGCTATAGCCATTGTTAAGACAAATGACAAGGGCTGGTATGTTAAGGATATTGTCTTCGGAAGATGGACAGTTGAAGATACAGCAAAGAAGATATTTGCTGCTGTTAAGAAGTATGAGCCTGTATCAATAGGCATTGAGAAGGGTATTGCTAAGCAAGCAGTGATGCCTTATTTGTCAGACATAATGAGAAGAACACAGACGTTCTTCAGAGTGGAAGAGCTTAGTCATGGAAATAAAAAGAAAACAGATCGAATTGTATGGGCATTACAAGGGCGTTTTGAACACGGTCAAATTGTCCTTAACAAGGGAGAGTGGAACATACAGTTTCTTGACCAACTCTTCCAATTTCCAAATACTCTTGTGCATGATGACTTGATTGATGCCTTAAGCTACATAGAGCAGCTCAGTAAGCAAAGCTATGTAACAGACTATGAAGAAGAAGAATTTGAACCAATGGACGCTATAAGCGGATACTAAGGAAACATATGAGCTTTGATTCTGAAGATTATAAGAGCAGCAACCTTGCTGGTTGGGTGATTGAGAAAGCTGATAAATGGCGTGACCATTACATCGGTAATCACCAAGAGAAGTTTGATGAATACTATCGCCTCTGGCGTGGTCAGTGGGATGCTGCCGATCGCACACGAGAGAGCGAGCGAAGCAAGCTTATCAGCCCTGCTTTGCAGCAAGCTGTAGAGAGCAGCGTTGCAGAGGTTGAAGAAGCCACCTTTGGTCGTGGTAAATGGTTTGACATCTATGATGACATGCGTGATGGTGAGCGTAAAGACATTGCCTTCCTGCGTAATGCTCTGGATGAAGAGTTTAAATACACCAAGACACGTAAAGCTGTAGCTGAATGTTTGTTAAACGCTGCTGTGTTTGGCACAGGCATGGCTGAACTTGTCCTTGATGAGGTGCAAGACTTCACACCAGCTACACAGCCCATCCTTGATGGAGCCATGCAAGCTGTTGGTGTGACAGTGAAGCCTCGTACAGTGGTGAAGGTTCGTCCTATTCTGCCACAGAACTTCCTGATTGACCCTGTTGCCTCCTCTATTGAGGATGCTTTGGGTGTGGCTATTGATGAGTTTGTCCCTAAACATCAGGTTGAAATCCTCATTGAGAAGGGTGTCTACCGTGATGTCGACCTGACAGCCGCAGCTCCTGATCAAGACCTTGAGCCTGACCAAGACTTGGTGATTTACCAAGACGATAAGGTAAGGCTAACCAAGTATTATGGCCTTGTTCCTCGTAAAGAATTCAACGAGGCAATGGACTTGCCAGAGCCTAAAGAGGAAAGCAGCAAGAAGGAAGGCTCTAAAGAGCACGAGCTGGACGAAGAAAGCGAATATGTAGAGGCCATTGTTGTTGTGGCTAACGGTGGTCAGCTCTTGAAGGTGGAAGAAAACCCCTACATGATGCAAGACCGTCCTCTGATTGCCTTCCCTTGGGATGTTGTTCCCGGACGTTTCTGGGGACGTGGCATTTGTGAGAAGGGCTATAACAGCCAGAAGGCTTTGGATGCTGAGCTTCGTGCTCGTATTGATGCCTTGGCTCTCACTGTCCACCCAATGATGGCTATGGATGGTACACGGATGCCTCGTGGCTCCAAGTTTGAGATTCGTCCCGGCAAGACAATCATCACCAATGGCAACCCTGCTGAGATTATGATGCCATTTAAGTTTGGCAGCCTTGATCAGGTGAGTTTTTCACAGGCAGAAAGCCTCCAGCGCATGGTGCAGATGTCTACAGGAGCCATTGATGCAGCAGGAATCCCCGGAAGTATTAATGGAGAGGCAGCAGCAGGAGCTGTTAGCATGTCTCTGGGAGCCATTATTAAGCGCCACAAGCGCACATTGATCAACTTCCAAGACTCCTTCCTCATTCCGCTGGTTAGCAAGGTTGCTTGGCGTTATATGCAGTATGACCCAGACAATTTCCCTGCACAAGACTACAAGTTTGTAGCTTCTAGCAGCCTTGGTGTCATTGCACGTGAGTATGAAGTGACACAATTGGTGCAACTGCTGCAAACTCTGGGACAAGATAGCCCAATGTACCCCATGTTGGTGGAGGCTGTCATTGAAAACATGAGCCTGTCCAACCGTGAGGGTATGATTGACAAGCTTCGTGAGCTTAATCAGCCCAACCCACAGGCACAACAGGTGCAACAAGCCCAGATGGAAGCACAGATGGCAGCAGCACAGGCACAGACAGCCCTCTATCAGGCACAAGCTGCTGAGAGCCAGAGCCGTGCAGCCAAGCTTCAAGCAGAAACACAGGCTGTCCCTGTCAAGTTGGAGAATGATCGCATTCGTGCCATCTCTTCCAACTTACAAGTGGGCAATCAAGACGATAAAGAGTTTGAACGCAGGGCTAAGCTTGCAGAGCTGGTCTTGAAAGAGCGAGAAATTGCAAGCAAAGAAGCAATTGTTTCTAAGCAGATGCAGCAGGCTTGACAAAGTAAAACTTTTGTGGTATAATAGAGACATTAGCATCCATTACAGGAGAAATGCTCATGGATAAAGAGTTACAAGAATATTATGAATCTCTTCTAGACTTGTTTGTACACAAGGGCTGGAGCGTCTATCAGGAAGACCTTAAGCGTAGCTTAGACAATCTCTCTGACATTCGTAACGCCTCAGATGCAAACATGTTCTGGTTTAGAAAAGGACAAGTGGAAGTTTTAGAAACTCTTCTTGGTTATCGTAATGCTATCGAAGCATCATATGCGGAGCTTACAGATGATAAGAGTCTTTGATTTTCTATGTCCTGACGGTCACTTACAAGAACGATTTACTTCTGTGGAAGCAGAAACAATAGATTGTAATGTGTGTGGCAAAACAGCCTTTCGTCAGCTCAGTACTCCCAGAGTTAAACTTGAAGGAGTGACAGGTGATTTCCCCGGGGCGGCAATGAAGTGGGAAAAGAAACACCGAGAGCAATTGGCGAAAGAACAAAAGCAGAATGCCTCTTAAGAGGGAACATTCTTAAAATTTTTCCATAATGCTATTAAGCACGGAGACTATATGGCAACATTTATTGATGACAGCGTACAAGACCAACAAGAGGACATCTCTCAAGTAGAGCAAGAACACGAGGAGCCTACACAGGACATCCCTCAAGAACCAGAAGTCCCAGATCGGTATAAAGGTAAAAGTCCCACTGACTTGATTCGTATGCACCAAGAAGCTGAAAAGCTGATGGGTCGACACTCACAGGAGGTTGGTGAACTTCGGCGTATCGTAGATGATTTTGTAAAAGCACAAGTCGTTACCAAAGAAGCCCCACAGGACGAAGAAGTAGATTTCTTTTCAAATCCTCAGAAGGCTGTTGAACAGGCTGTTGCACGACACCCTAAGATTAAAGAAGCAGAAGCTTTAAATGCACAACTTCAGAAGGCTCAAGCCCTGAATGCTTTGCGTACTGCTCACCCTGACTATGCGGATATTATTAATGACGATGGTTTCAAGGAGTGGGTTGCTAAGAGCAAGGTGCGAAGTGAGCTTCTTTCACGTGCAGACCAACGGTATGACTTTGACGCAGCAGACGATCTTTTGACTACATGGAAAGAACGTCAGCAGATGTTGAGCAACACTGTTGAGATGCAGAAGGCTGATCGTAAACAACAAATTCGACAAGCATCAACTGGTTCTGTTAAAGGAACTAGTGAGGCACAGAGTAAGAAGATTTACAGACGTGCTGACATTGTAGAACTCATGCGAAAAGACCCTGACCGATACATGTCCTTGCAGCCAGAAATCATGGCAGCATATGCAGAAGGAAGGGTTCGTTAATAACTTTATGAAAGAAATTTAAAATGGCAACAAGTACCTTTCCCACACAAACAGGCGCAGTAGGCCTGACCGAAGCTTCTAACTTCCTGCCCGACTTATGGAGTGATGAGATTATCGCTGCCTATAAGAAGAACCTCGTCCTTGCACAGTTTGTGCGTAAGATGAGCTTCAAAGGTAAGAAGGGCGATGCTCTGATTATCCCTAACCCTTCACGTGGTTTGGCTGCTCAGACTAAATCTGAGAACACCGCAGTGACCATGCAGAACTTGTCACAGAGTTCCATCACTGTGAATTTGAACTTGCACAAAGAGGTGTCCTACTTCATTGAAGACATCGTTGAAGTGCAAGCCCTGCCTTCTCTGCGTAAGCACTACACTGATGACGCTGGCTATGCTATGGCAAAGCAAGTGGACGATGACCTGTGGGCTTTGGTGAAGAGCTTGGGTGATGGCGATGGTAGTGACTACACTCACAGCCGTTCCTTCCAGTTCAACACCTCTACAGGTGCTTTGGAAGCTTACGATGCTGATGGCACTGCTGACGTTGGTGCATTCTCTGACGTTGGCTTCCGTCGTGCCATCCAGTATTTGGATGACGCTGACCAGCCAATGGACGGTCGTGTGCTGATCATCCCTCCTTCAACTCGTAACACCTTGAATGGTATCAACCGTTACACTGAACAAGCCTTCGTTGGTGAAGTTGGTAACGCTAACACCATCCGCAATGGTGAAGTGGGTAACCTGTATGGTATCCCTGTTGTTGTGTCTAGCAACTGCCCCACCTTGGAAACAGGTGTGAAGGGTGCTCTGTTGGCACACAAAGACTGGGCTGTCCATTTGGAGCAGATGTCTGTTCGTTCACAACAGCAGTACAAACAAGAGTACTTGGCTACTCTGTTCACCACTGACATGTTGTA